AACTACAGTATTGATGCTTGTAATTGCAGCAGAGTTGACAGATGTAAGAGCAGATACAGCAGCTATAACACTGTTAACACTTGTTATTGCAGTAGCATTAACAGATGTAAGAGCTGACACAGCTGCAATAACACTATTAACACTTGTTATAGAATCTAAGTTTGTTTGAGTTAATGCCGATACTGCAGCAACTTCAGTTACATTAGCTGCCGATACTCCTGCCATTAAAAGCTCATCTGCATCAATGTTTGTTGCACTTAAAGTTCCAAACAATGCTGATCCTGTTGCGACGATAGCAGTACTAACTGAAACTGTACCAAAGTTTTGGTCTGCAGAAACAAGGATTGTGCCACTTACAGGTATAGAACTAGATACTCCACCATCAACTGTAATCTTAATACCAGTACCTGCTTCAATAAATTTAACAGTACCACCTGCGGTAGATGGAACATTTGTCAGACCTGCACCATCACCTACAAAGAATGCTGCGCTAACAATACTATTAAATGTAGCAATAGAAGCAGATACTTTAGCAACATTAATTGTTGTATCTTCTAAACTTACAGCAATAGTTGGATTGCCCTCAGTACCATCACCATTAGTGATTGCAATGCCTGCACCAGCAGTTAAAGTTCTACCGTTTACTTCTCCACCGCTTACAGCAACAAGACCTACAACACCAGTAAGATCAGCTAGATTATTTAGTGTAGATGCATTAGCAGTAAGAGTTACACCATTAAGCTGAAATGTTCCATTAATGTTAACAGTAGAATTACTAAGCTGCAGTCCTGAGTTTGTACCTGATCCGTCTTGAACAGTCTGTACTGTTCCAGTAAGTCCAGTATTATTACTTCCTACTTGGAGAAGCTGCTTATAACTATTTGCAATTGTTGATCCAGTAAGTGTTGCCATTATATCATATTCCAATCAGTGTCATAATTTTCCCAAGTATTAGTAGCATTATTCCATACTAGATTTCGATCATTATTCAATGGTGGGCGTGGATTACGAATACTCTCGTCATCTCGTACATTAGCAGTCCTATTCTGCGGATGATTCTTTAGATCATATGCTCCATCATAATCTGTAGGGCATACAAGCATACCATAACTATTCATCTTCAATACCCTATGAGGATACTGAAAACCACAAGTGTCACATATTGCTAATGCTCGCTTGTTGCTTGCCATAATTATACTTTATTTAATCGTGGTAGAAAATAGGCACTTGCTCTTTCTCTGTCTTCGTCCATTGCTCTTGAAAGTCTTTCTTCGTATTCCATCTTTAAAAACTGAATACGTGAACCATCTACACCGGGTCGCTTCATTGACATAAAGTATGATAGACCTGCTGTAAGGCAGGGAAGAAAACGTCTCGATACATCAGCAATTTGTACAGCAGACTTATTAACATCTTGTGTATACTTTATCTGTTCTAGTTTAAGAGTATCTGTTGTATTTTCTGGTACAGGCCAGAGGTAAAGAGTAGGGTTAGCGCGATCACGGCGAATAGCATACTGTGTAGGTCTTCCCTTTTGACTCTTACGAGGTATCTTGAGATACTCTTCCATGCTAATTCTTTCAAGTTGTAAATCAGTATTATCTCTACTTAATACTGCCTCTGTAATATCTATTGTGCTAGAGGTAAGAGCATAAGCTGTAACGCTAGTAGAAACTGAAACTACTGTAGTACCAGCAGTCCATAGAAGAATTCCTCGATTCTGCCAATCCTGTAAAAGAAGATTAATTGAACGACGAGCAGACTTAGGTTCATGTCCTAATGTCTGTTCACCGCCAATCATTTCCATTGCTTCTTGAATAACTTCATCAATATCCATTGAGAAGTTATATGTGCCGCTGGTACTCATTAGAGTTATCCTTAGTCGTTATACTCTACAATCTTACCCGGTTCATAATCTACAACAACATCTTGTTCTGCACCTTTAACCTGTGGACCTTTACGTGCAGCACCAAAACCCTGACCTGTAGGTTTACCAGTCATCTTTAAAACGTCCTCTTGTGTACGAGGATTTTTAATCCAATTATACGTATACTCTTTTACTGCCATTTTTAATTCTCCTGTTAACTTTACGTTTAGTTTTTCTTTTCTTACTAGGTACTTTAGTAATCTGTTGTGGTATACTTGATCTACCTATAGCCATCTAACACTTCCATCTCTTACGTGCTTGCCGTAATCTTGAATTAGGATTTTTAGCAGCTTTGGGAAACTGTTTCATTTGTCCTGCGCTACGTGCACAGTAACTCTTTCTGCGTGCTGCTCGTTTACCTGTAGGATTAGATTCAGTTACAGCAGTCTGTAATTTACTACCGGGATTTTCTCTGCGGTACTTAGCCACACCCTTTTCAGTCATACCTGCTCCTTGTTTGGTAGGACGCTTCTGTCCACCGCCAATAGTATGACCCTTCATTCCCTTACCAGTAGACTTACGTTTCTTTTTTACAGCCATTACTTTTTCCCACGTGTTTTAGTGCTAGTTTTAAAAGTACGAACCATAGTAGGCTTACCACCTACACCTTGCTTAACTGCTCGCTTACGTTTTACTGCAGATGATTTCTGCCCTGCTGTCATACTCTTTGCTTTTGCAAGTGGCACACACTTAGGATATTTACGCTTTGTATTCTTGGTTGACTTTCTTCCACAGGGTTGATACTTTCCGTCCTTCTTTGGTGCACCAATATCAACCCACTTCTCGTCTACCCATTTGCGTAAACCACCACCTGCTTTCTTCTTTACAACTTTTTTCTTTTTATTTCCACCCGGCTTTACCTTGCCACTACAAACAGCAGACGCATACATATTTGCATAAGCTGATGGATATACATCAAACTTACGCTTTGCTGCAGCTTTACCCTTTGGACATAGTTTAGCCACGTTTCCTTTTTCCCTTACTCTTTCCTGCCTGACTTAATGCAATTGCCACCGCTTGCTTCTGAGGATACTTTTCCTTTTTCAGCTTACGAATGTTTGCACTAACTGTCTTTTGGCTTGAACCTTTTTTAAGAGGCATTACATGTACAGTCTATTCTGACAACCGCCCTTGCTTTTTTTACTTTTACTCTTTGATGATTTGGATGGCTTAGACATTTTACCCATAGCCATTTCCTGTTGCTGAGTGATAGCACCGCCATCTTTGTACTTCTTAACTTTACTACCACCCATCATTTTCTTTTTACCATACATTGTAGTTTTCCTTTCTTAATTAGTATTAGGTATTAAGTTGTTGTCTGCACCTGCAGGACTTGCAGGAGTTTGCATATCATCGCGTCTTGTTCTACGTGCCTGATTGCGCTGTAGTTCAAGAACTTGACCATACTTCTGTTCATACAACTGAGCAGCAGGCCAATCCTTTTGGAATAACATTGCTTCAATCATTGATGCATTGAACAGTAAATCATAACAGTAGTCAGAAAAATAGTTTGTCGGTGTAGCAGAAGTAAGAGTAGTAGGTCTGCTTACATGTACTACCTGTCCACTGTACGTAGAAGCAGGTGTAGGTGCAATTAATACTGTACTATTGTTACGAGGAGAATAATATCGTGGCTCTGCAGTTGAAGCTGAAACAGGCCAGTAGTCATTTAGATATTCATCTGTTCTTTGAAGTAGATTAATTTTTGTAGCATTACTTGAAATATTAATATTTTTTATAACACGTGTACCTGTAGGAAGAGTAACAATATTATTACCCAGACTTACAGCAACAGAAGTGTACGTTACCAAACCATAGTCATCTAGGTCTTTGGTAAGTCTTTCTTCTGCACGATTGACCATATTAGGTACGTAGTTTAAAAACTCTGTACCGTCATTCTCACATGCATTAATAATATCATTTACAAGATATGTGTAATTAGCCATAGAATACTGCTACCGTAGAAGCGGAAGTAGGAGCAGAAACTTTTATTGGACCATTCATACGAATGCCAAATTCAGGAACATACACTTCATTTACATCATTGTTTGTTGTATTTACAAACTTAATATTGTTGCCCTTGAGTGTTCCGTATTCATCTGTAGATGTACCTGTAATTAAAAAAGTACCTACACCTGAAGAATGAATAGCACGAACACGTGTGTCAGCAACTGTAACGCTTGAAGCAACATCCACAACTGCACCACTGCCTGTTACAAAACCCTGTCGAATGTTGGTTGGCATTTATTTTTTCCTTTAGACATATAATAAAACTAGGTTTATTATACTTCATAAAACCTAAATACAAAAGAAAGAAGGGCAGGGAAAAAATAATTTAGTTTTCTTTCCCTACCCTTTACTTTCTTTAGTTTATTATGGTACTATTAGGAAGAACCTGAAGCACCATAAAAACCACGCCAGTCGGACCAGCCAAAGCTGTAACGCTCACGTGCCTTGAACCGAAGATTACCTGTATCAAAGTCAGGTTCCATCTTGGTCTGTAGTGGTGCGCGAACAAACATCTTTGTACCATTTGGTGCGTCTGTCTTTAAGAACCAAGCATTTGTATCAGTGAAACGATGGTTTACAAAGAAACCACCGGGAACTAGACCCTGATTACGAATGCTGTTAATGTCATTGACATTAGTAACACCAGTTGTGCTGTTAGTAGCAGTGGTGGTGCTTAATGTGCTGTTTAGAATCTGATCTGCAGTAAAGGCAAGATCAGGTGGAATGTGAAGAGACTCTGCACGAATACCGATTAGAATACCACGATCATCCTGTGCTTTGGAGATAGTGATAAGAGCAGATTCGAGAGATGCTTCTGAAAGATCGGTAGCGTCAAGATCATTGTCTTGAACACCACCATCAATGACTGGATGGTTGTCACTGAATAGTGGCTGACCATCACCACCAAGATAAGCATTGCTAAAGCCGTTATTGAAAACGTCTGCAGCTTTTACCTGCTTGGTGTTTGCCATTGAACGAGCAAGACCACGTGCACGTAGTTTGGCAAATGTGTCATAGAGGTTGTCTTCCATTGCCTCTTCTGTAATTGAGAAGGCTAGACTGATTGTCTCGTGTGTGTAACGAGCAGTGTAGCTTTCTTGTGCGTCATCATACTGGACAGCAGCACCTTCACTCTTAACAGGTGCAGAACCAAATCCAGTAAATAGAACTTCTTCCTCAAATGCACGATCTGAATTTTCAATATCGAATAGAGGTGCATGTTCATTATCAACATCACCATACTCAAGACCGAAAACGGCATTTAGACCGGGAAGAAGCTCTTTAGCAATACTAGCGCGATTAATAGCCATTATTAATTACTCCTTTCCCTTACTTAGTTTACTGAAGCATCAGCAGAGATATATGCATCCACATGCTTCAAGATACGAACTTCCAGCTTAGGGAAGGCACGCTCTGTATTAACAGCAATGTCGTTACCCGGTACATCAAGAACTGCAATTGGACGAAGCATTGCATTTCCTGTTGTACGAGTGCTGGCTTTAATTCCAAACCCTGACTTGCCAGTAAAGGTAGAACCTGCACCAAGTGTAACATTAAAGTTTTGTGAATTGATATCTCCAGCAGAAACTGTTGCGTCTGCCTGAACAATAAATGTTGCCTGTGGATTATCAACAACAGCAGCATATGCTTCTGTTACTGAAGTATTAGCTGGCCAGTAAGTTGACCAGCTTGGTTCACCATTAGCAACATAACGACAACCCATGAAAACACCCATGGCTTTCTGAGTTGTAGTAGTTAGAACTTCAATATTCCCAGCATTGTTAACGACGATATCACCAGTAAAAATGTTAGTGTCATAGGCACTCGCAATTGGATAGTCATTTGTGGCTTTGCTGTTTGGTGCACCACCACGAATGCGGGAAGGAGTAAGTCCATTTAGTGTCTTAGTAGTAGTCATAACACTATGTTCCTTTCCTTGTTAAATACATTGACAAACAGGAAAACAAACTAATCTTGAAAAGACGCTCGCCGTCCTGTTGTAATTTTTGATCGACTAGAGTTAGAGATAGGCATACGAGAATCAGAGCTGTTCATTAGCTGCATGTTAACAGCTTGTACTGCCTCTCTACTCTTGTTTTCATAAAACTCTTGACGAGATTCAGCTAGGTCAGTAGGCATTTTGCCTAAAGCCAAGTCTCCACGACAGACCGCTCCTGCATATCGTCCTTCTTCCCTCACGACGGAAGATATAAGCATTTCAGGAACTTCTTCCTGACTGACTAATTCCCAACCTTCGGCTAAACGCTTGCCAATGTTTTGAATGTCGTCTTGTCCCTTCAAAGTAATTCGCAGCCAGCGAAGAGACATTCCTTCACTCTTAAAACGGTTGCGAACTGTGTCAGGAATATTTAACCAATTTGGTTCTTCAAAAACTCTACGAGTTTTATTTTCCCTCATGCTTGATTCTCGTGATGTTGTGTTTCGTGTCATTGTATTTGTCCTTCCTTATCCACGCTTAACTATAAACACTGGTGTATTCGCCATCAGCCTGTTCGACCTTTAGCTTTTCAGCAGCGTACTTTTCAAGTGGTATACCCCATTTATTTGCCAACCTTACATCCTCTTGAGTAAGTTTGACTTTATTGCTACTCTGAGAAGTTTTTGGTGTGCGTGACGCACCCGCTACCACTTGAGCAGAACTTGTAGTCGTGTCCTGCAAACGAGGTGTTTCAGGTTCAGAGTTAATATCCTGAAACTTGTGAGGATAACGCTGACGTAAACGATTGTCAACTTCCTCGTAAAAATCATCATCTGAAGGATCATAACCTTCACCCTTCAGTTCTTGGTCAATAGTAAGAGCAGCGGCAGTCATAATCTGATCCTGACCAAACCATGAATTTTTAGTTGCCCATTCTACTGCCTTTGGATCGTACTCTTGAGTCTGTTGTTGCTGTTGTGCAACTTGTGCTGCTTGCTGCCCATTTGACTCTAAAGCACGATTGTATTCTTCCCAAGCTGCCTTCTGCTGTTCAACACGATTTTTTTCTGCATAGGCTTTGCTCATGCTTTCTTGTGCTGTCAGCATTCCGTCAGTATCACCTGATTCAACGGCTTGCTTGTATAACTGTTTAGCTGCTTCAATGTTTGACTCTAATTGACTCTCAGTACTGTCAATAGAATTTTTTAAACTTGAAGAAAGCTGTGTATCTCTTTCCTGTACAGCCGAACGTAGATTATTAATTTCACTACGTAGCTGTTGTAATTCTTCATCGCGTTCTTTACGCTGACGAATTAATTGTCTAATTCTTTTCTCTGCACCCTTGGTCTGAATACCGTCTAGTTCTTCAGGTTGTTCTTCTTCTTTTTCTTGCTTCTTCTCAACCTTCTTAACTTCTGGTGCA